GCGAATAACGGTACCTTTGTAGCAGGGCTAGTTGCTACACACTCTGAATATGGCGTACCTCACAATCTTCTTTCTCACTGTTCTTTGGGCTTTCGCAAGTGCGAACTGCCCAAACGTTGACACTGATCGTCTCTGTCGATTCTATGGGCTAACCGGGCTGTGCCGTGCGTATTGCACACCACACCCGAGTGTATGCAACGGAATCAGTACAGCGACAAACGACTGCCGTGGCGGGGATTGCTGCTTAGAAGTAGTACCTCTGCCAGGCGGTCGATAACGGCAGTGATATTTGAAGGAGGCCGCATATTGGTTTCTTCTTAATGTTCAGATAGCCTGACTGCCCACCATAGCAGTATAGACCCGGGGAGTTGAGTAACTCGTTGAAAACCTTGTCGGATCGAAAAGCCTGAAGGAAGCGCAAAGATGGAGGGTTCCTGTGAAGTCCCAGGATTCTTTAGTACTCTGAACAAACTGACTTTACAAACGACTACACATATTTACAGTACAGTTATTGCTCACCCTATCTTCCTTAAGAACAGCCTAAAAATATTACCTTAAGTTTTTACTTTTACCAGCTCCCTACCTACCTGTATTCAAACCCTTACTCCTATCACCATGGATCCTGTTAACTCGCCCAGCTTCCTTGCCCACCTTATTTCCGACCCAGTGTGGGGTGATCTAGTTGAATATGAAAAGAAGCTGGTATACGGTTCCGACGGAAAGGTGAAGAAAGACAAGCTCAATAAAGATGTCTATGAGAAAATTGAGCATAAACTTTACCGCAGGTACTTGGGAGCCGTGACGTCAACCGCTGATTATGGTGTCAACCGTGATACATGTGTCAAAACGACGGTCTACGAAGTTGGCCTCCGTTTCTCTAAAGTAAGCGATGCCCTCGCGCCCCCACCTCCCGACGGTATACGCCTTGACACAAGCTATGCTGTCGCTCCCGGACTTGCCGACGACTTCGCGGGCTTTGCAGGCAAATACAGCAATTTCACGGCGCGCTTTACAAAGGCCAACCTTGCTGGTTTAGTCGAACGCTGTGCGAAGGGGCTTGCGATGGCGTCATACTATGACGTCACGTCCACCAGCCTTGCCGGTGGTAAGACAGTGCATGTGACTTCACTGGGTACGACGATACACCCGGTGAGTGCTAGCGCGTCTGCAGTCTTCATCCCGAGGCTGACGGACACGATCACGGCCCCAAGCACCTTCGCTGTCCTTGTTGCCGCAGCTGCTGGCGAGGGCGCAAGCGTGGTCACAGACATTGTCGAAGTGGATGCCGCCTCACGTGCCCCCCTTATACCGACATGTGGGTCCGATGCCTTTGCACAGGCTGCGGTTGAGGCCCTACGCATATTGGGCTCAAATATGATTGCTTGTGGAGAGGGCTCGCTCTTCGCATATGCGGTTACCCGCGGTATACACTCCGTCCTTTCAGTAGTCGGACACACTGATGAGGGCGGAACAATGCGTGACCTCCTACGCCTAGGGTCTTTTTCTGCACCCTACGGTGGCATACACTTCGCGGCCCCGCGGTATGTTGGGCTACCTGCTCTCACTAGTTCAGAGTATGCCCACGTCTCTGCCTTGACTGACGGGATAGCGCTTGCCTCTGCTGGACTAGTCGCTCACTGCGATCCGGGGATTTACTTCAATGGCCAGTGGTTCCCGACTGTCCTTGACGGTAGTCACGACACGACCCAATTAGCGCTGTCCGGCTCAGGTGGTACCGGTAGCCCTCAACGAGCCCTCTCACAGCTAATCGACTCAACTGCGGCTTTCTCTCGGCTATACATTCGCGGCCTCGGAAAACTCTTTGGGTGTGAGGGTGAAAGCAGGTTAGCATCGGAGCACTTTGCCGGGATGGTTTCCTCGATCCGCGAGCCCCCCCGCCACTTGTCACACGCGTCACTCTGCCCGTGGTTTTGGATTGAGCCAACCTCAATCATACCGGCTGACTTCCTTAGCTCAGATGCGGAATACGCTGGCGCTGCTTCAATTGTGGGGCCGAGGGCGGAGCGCACTCTCCCCGCATTCCAAGGGGCCTTAACAAATCACGACGCTTTTGGCGCCTCTACCAGTGCGGCCGTCCGTATGCCCTTCCTGAGGTCGTCCGCGCTACTGATGCATATGCACGGGAGGCCCCTTAACGGGTTAGCGCACTACATCCCCCGCCAACTTGACCCGGAGGGAATCCTTCATCCAGGTGCTGATGCCGAGGTACCAAGTGTTGCTGACCGCGTCAATGGGGGACTCGACATTGGCCGCTACCTCTGGGTGCGGGGACAGTCGATGTTCCCCCCCCCTGGTGAGTTTATTAATACGGGTGTGGGGATGGGCTTCGAGGCGCGGCACTTGACAGTAGACAGGGCCGGTAACTACACGCTCAACAACATTCCGAGCCCGTCCCACGCCTTCACGACTACAGTCACGTTCCGCTCGGCACCATTGGTAGGTCTAGCGCCGGGCAGAATTTGCGCTCTCACTAAGAGCACACAGCGCGCAAGAACCCGCGGCCTGGATGCGCTCCGCACTGCGCGCAGTCGTGCCGCGATATTCGGCACGGCTGAATCCGCAGGGATGCCAATACGCCTCAGCGCCCCTGCCTCGATTCCTGCCATAGCGGAACGGCCTCAGCCTAGCCGCCCATCGACGACCGGCACACACGCCGAGAAACCGGCGGTAGTTCAGGACGCCCCGGATGACTCGGGACTTAGAAAGACCGTGCCCGCACCGGTGACAGGTGTCTTAGGCTCGCAGACAATGCCGACCCTCCTGCGCCCGCCGCCGCCGCCTACGGCCTCAACTCCATTTGCACGTGAAACGCCGCTCCAACCCGAGCCAGTAGCCACCGCGACGACAGCGGTAGGCGAACAGCAGTAATGGCCCTACGAGTCTCCGACTATGGTGATCTGGGAACTGTTCTCGCGGAACGGAGTCAAAGCCTGCCGTTCGCATTCAACAGATACAGGGACCTACCGTTCCTAGACCAGATCTTGATTATCAAAGGTTCTAGTACAAAGGATTCCGGCGGTGTTTCTTTCTTTACAAAAGTAACACTATCATTGTTATTCTCTGCATACCCAGTGCAGTTGCGAGGCAGCGACGCTGCTGTCCTCCAGCTCGCCCTCATTACTTTCCCTTCGTATGCAGCTAAGGTAGGATGTTTTGCAGACACGCTTACGGGTTTTGCGCCGGGCTGGGAGTGGCATGTCCCTGACGGGTCAATTACGCTGTGTCGTACGGATGATGGCGTTACGAGGCAGTCGCTTTCTTCCAGTGCTAGTGTCCTCCGGCTCTTCCCATACAAGGTCGGTGAGGCGGCAAGGAACAAGGCAAATATACACCTCGATACCTTGCTGCAGGGGATATGGTCTTTCGGTCAGACAGCAGAGGTCCTTTACGTGCTGAGACGGGGTCGTGCGCTCGGATGGACAAATGATCAGGCCTGCTGCGCTCTACTACTATTCTTGCCGCTTCGCGCTCACCGTGTTCCGTGCCCTGGGGAACTTGCCGTAGCTATGGTCGGGTACGCCGATAGTGCTGGAGGCTTTGGCGCGGCTTTGAAGTCACTCGGCTTCAACGCAACCCAACTCGGTGCAATGTTGTGTGAGGGTAAGACTCTCCGGGGACGCGGCGTAGGTTCACTCGATCTCCTCGAGAACGCCAAAATGCGTGTTGATGCAGAGGCAGTCGCGGCGAGCGTGATAAACATCGATCAAGCAGAGCTCGCCGACGTAGTTCACTCCATACTCCGCGAAGAATTGTCAGACCGCACTGTAAGCTATGTCGACCACGCAACACACTGGGGGCGGCGTTGGGCATGGTGCGTCAACGGAAGCCATCCAGGTTTCGTAGACGGCGCACTAGGACGAGAGCGTGCAACTTTGTTCCCGAGGTACTTCCGCCGCATGTACGCGGAAGAGGTCGAGACGACGCCCCTTGACCAATGGGATGGTTATACGATGGTGTCTGCATCACCTAAGCTGGAACACGGGAAAACCCGTGCGATCTACGCATGTGACACACGTAACTATATTGCTTTCGAGCACTTTCTCAAGCCTATCGAGGAGGCTTGGCGGTCCCAACGCGTGATCCTCGACCCCGGGCGGTATGGCCACGGAGGGATAGCTAAAAGGATAAGTGATGCAACGAGTCGGGGCGGTATCAACCTCATGCTTGATTACGATGACTTCAACTCTCAACACTCCACAGCAAGTCTTCAAACTGTAGTACGTGTTGCCGCAGAATACGTAGGATATGACGCGGACTACGGTCAGACCCTCATCGCCAGCCTGGCTAATGAACACCTCTTCTGCCGCGGCGCTAAGGTGGGGAAAGTAGAAGGCACCCTAATGTCAGGACATCGAGGCACTACTTTCTTCAACTCGATTCTCAATGCAGCCTATGTCCGTCTCGCAGTCGGCGAGCAAGTGTACAGACACCTATACTCCATGCATGTCGGTGATGATGTTTTCATCCTCTGCCCGAGTTACTCAGGTGTTGTTGACATACTTCATGGGATGGAGGGGATTGGCGCTCGCATCAATCCGGCTAAGCAGAGTATAGGGACGGAATGCGCGGAGTTTCTACGCTTGGTCGTCACACCGACTGAGGCTCGCGGTTACTTGTGTAGGAGTATTGCGTCGATAACTTCTGGCTCATGGGTCGACTCTAAGGCCCTTGAGGGTGGCGAGAGGCTCGCTAGCGTCACGCAGTCGGTGCGCAGTTTGATGAACCGTTCTAACTGGAATGGGTATCCTCAGCTCCTTAGTCGTGCGATAAGCCGTGCCACCGGCGTAGGAAGGCGTAATGTTGAGGGTATTCTCGCAGGGAGAATCTCCCTTAACGGCGGGCCGGTGTGGGACTGTACGGCGGGCGTACAGATGTTGCGGTGTGCGGATGTGGCCGACGACGCGGCATTACAGCGTATATCTGGTTTACCCTCCTTAGCGACTGACGATTACCTGACAAACCACTGTAGTGAAGTGGAGCGTATTGCTTTTGATGTGATTGGTGCTGATGTTCGACCTGCAATGATAGCCTCCTCATATTCGAGGGCGCTTCGTATTGAGGCCGAGCCACACTTCACCACGGTCAACAAGCGTATGCCCTGCGTGATACAGCCTGGGTATGCAGATGCGAACTCGCTATATGCGGCTCCAAAACAGGTAGGCGCCTTGAGCAAATATCCTCTGCTCAATTTCATTCGCGACCGAATACCGGCCCCCTTACTCCGTACACTACTCACGTATGTACCGAGTCTGAGGCCTGACCTTCCCCTCGAAGTGCAAGCATGGGGTCCTGAGTCCGTCCCGCAC